TCATTGGAAAGCACTCACCGGCTGTGATCTATTGTTGAAAACCACTAAGGTGGTTTATGGTCTAATAGCCTCAGGGTTGGTTAAACAATTTGAACTTGATTTTAATGGAGAGGCTTATACCATGTTTTCTAAGCGTAATGTTGCTAATAACGCTTTTACTAGTATTAACGACATGTTATATAGTGTAGTTGATCTTATTGTTTCCTTTGCTGAGACTGGTTACGAATGTTTCATTGAGAAAAGTTTGCGACCAGCATTGATAACCGATAGAGTGTCACGAGATTGGTTAACACGTGTTCAGGTAATGTATGATAAACACGCAGCTTTACCCAATGCTGTTAATCCAGATTACCCAGCCCTCCTTATTGAATTGGATTTATTAGTCGCCGACGGTCAACGTCTCATGCGAACACCTAATAAAACACATTTAACTGCTTACTTTCGACCATTGATGGAATTCCGTATTCGCTTTATGAAAAAGCATAGTGTTAGTAGTACCAGAAGATGTCCATTTTCAGTACTAATTCATGGACCTCCCGGCATTGGTAAAACATCAATCACTAATGTGGTTGCAACCATTTATGCCCAAACTGTACGTAGTAGTGGATTATATCCAGATTTACCTTGGGATCCTAAAGAAAATATGTATACTTACAATCCTGATGATGAATATTGGAGTTCATATAAAGGCGCGGAACAGTGGTGTATAGGTATGGATGATTTGGCTCGAGATAACGTTTCCCATGTATCTAAGGGAATTGCTTTATCTGTCAAAGAAGTGATATCCATTGTTAACACTGTAGGCATGGCCACCAATCAGGCTAGTATAGAAGATAAAGGTGTTATACCATTATTGCCTAAATTAGTCATAGCTACTACAAATACTAAGGATCTCAATGCCCGTCATGCTGTGGCTGACGCTGCAGCAATATTGAGGCGTTTTCCTTTTGTAGTCATGCCCATTATTAAACCAGAATATTTTGATGAATCCACTGGAGGCGTTAGAGATGACATGGGGGTCATTCTTGATGCATGGAATTTTCAGGTTGAAACCGTTAAGGTTTGTCCTCCTCGGCAGCTTGGTGGTCCCTCTACGATTGTTTATGTACCAATGCTTCCTGGTGATAATATTGCAACCGGAGCCCAATTTTCTCAATTTCTAGCCAAGCAGATCAATAAACATGAAGCACGTTCTACCATGATGGCAGGGTCTTTGAATACTGTTTCCCAAATGGAATTATGCCCACATGATGTGTTGACCTGCTTTCCCTGTGATGATTGCGGAAAGGTAGCTCTGTGGGAGAAAGAACATGCTCTGGATCCTATCACTGGTCCCATGGAGGAGCTCGAGTATTCGACAGAGGTGTTGAATCACGCTATTGAATCACTCATTGCAGCTGGAACTCCCGCAGATGATTTGACTATAGAACACATCAAAGATTTTTGTAGGAATTTGCCAGATCATATGCCGTTTATATCACCACGGTATACTCCCGTGATACAGAGGGAGGATGATACTGATTCGTTGCCCAGCACTTCAGAAGACTCCAAATCCATTGAATCGCAGAGTTTATGTTCTGCACCAATACCTTCATCATGGTTTTACACTATTGTAATGACTATAGGATGGTTTGGAGCGATATTTTCTTTGATTTCTTTTCTAGTGGTTTGTTTCATTCTATCATGTAAAAAGACCATTCGCTTTTTTAAAAGGATTTCAGAACCTTTATTACAAGATATGCGAGTTCAAGCTCTTATTTTCATATTAGACAACACACCACTTAAATACCACCACATTGTTATTGAATTTGTTATCCATCAAACTGGTCAACCAGCAGGTCTCGCAGCAATAGCTACCAGAGCATTATTAGAACGGAGGATTCCACCTGGACTATTGCGCCATCAGCAGGCTATTAAACTTGGTTTAGGAGTTGTAACCGGAGGTATGTTTATAACTCTTGCTGCTAGTTTAATATCTAGGCTTAGAGGTGTTGGTGCGGATGAACCCTTTATGACTGATGTCGATTCACAAGGCAATATGTGGTCTGCTCCTCCTCCATCAAAGTTTGTTTTGCCCAAAACTTCATTAAAACAGAATGATGATCAGATTATAATCAGTATTAAGAAATCTATTTTTAGATTATCTGTGCAAATTAATGATGCCCCCC